AGCGTATGGGGCTGTTTAAAGACAAGTTAGATGTTACAGCAAATGTGCCGGTAATTATATCTGGGGGTGATGATCTTGAAGACTGATAAAATAAACATTAGCCTTCTGGAAGTTGTAGGTAAAGGCTACGGTACCTACTGGAGATATAAAGGCAGATACAGAGTCTGTAAGGGCAGCCGTGCAAGTAAGAAGTCCAAGACAACGGCTCTATGGTATATATGGGCTTTAATGAAGTATCCACAATCTAATTTACTTGTAGTTCGTAAGGTATTTAGAACTTTAAAAGATAGCTGCTTTACTGAGCTTAAGTGGGCAATAAGGCGATTAAAGGTTGAGAGTCACTGGGAAGTGAAAGAATCACCGCTTGAGATGACCTATATACCAACAGGACAGAAAATTTATTTTAGAGGTCTTGATGATCCGCTTAAGATCACATCGATCACAGTAGAGCAAGGGTATCTTTGTTGGCTCTGGCTGGAAGAAGCTTATGAGATATCAAACGAAAACGACTTTAATATGCTTGACGAGTCGATAAGAGGAGCTATACCGGATGAAGTGCAACTATTTAAGCAGATTACGATCACATTAAATCCCTGGAATGAACATCACTGGATAAAGAAAAGGTTCTTTGATACCCCGGATGATGAAGTCTTGGCAATGACTACAAACTATCTTTGTAATGAGTGGCTTGATAAAGCCGATCTAAAGGTATTTGAGTCAATGAAGAAGAATAACCCACGAAGGTATCAAGTAGCAGGACTTGGCGAGTGGGGAATTGTTGAGGGGCTTGTATATGAAAACTGGGAAGAAAAAGCTTTTGATATAAATGAAGTCAAGAAGATATCAACTATTCAAGCGGTATTTGGTCTTGACTTCGGCTATACAAATGATCCGAGCGCTTTATTTTGTGGACTTGTAGATACTAAAAGCAAAACTATATGGGTGTTTGATGAGATGTATAAAAAAGGCATGAGCAATGAAGCAATAGCGGATGAGGTTACTAAGATGGGATATGCCAAGGAGCGTATAAGAGCTGACAGTGCGGAGAAAAAGAGTATTGACAGGCTTTATACTTTAGGTTTATCGCATATAACTGCTGCAAGGAAAGGACCTGACAGCATAGTCCACGGTATCGACTTTATACAGGACTACCACATAATAATTCATCCAAGGTGCGTGAACTTTATCACAGAGATATCCAATTACGTATGGGCAAAAGACAGTAAGACCGGAAATATGATAAATAAGCCTATTGATGATTTTAACCACTTAATGGATGCAATGAGATACGCTCTTGAGGATTTCTCGATGGGCTCTGTGTATAGTTTTGATTAAAAAGGAGTGTAGATGTGGATTTCATAAAGAAAATAATTATGGCAATCAGCCAATTTTTCAATAAAAAGAATATAACAGGCATAACTGGAATAAGTATTCTAAAAAATGAGATAATGGCATGGAAGGCTTCACCGGATAGAATATTGCGGCTGAAAGGTGCAATGTATTATGAGGGTGTTCAGGATATCCTTACAAGAAAAAGAACTGTTATTGGAGAAGGTGGAGAACTGCAAGAAGTTAGTAATCTTCCAAACAACAGAATCATAGATAACCAGTATGCTAAGCTTGTTAATCAAAAGGCTAATTACCTTTTTGGGCAGCCGTTTGTAGTAAGTGCAGATAACGAAAATTATCTTGAGTGTTTAAAACAGATATTTAATAAAAAATTCATGCGTAATATTAAAAAAGCAGGTAAGTACATGTTAAACACCGGCATAGCATGGGTATACCCCAATTATGATATCACAGGACAGCTTAGCTTTAAGGTATTTCCTGGATATGAGATTTTGCCTTTTTGGGAAGATGATGAAAAAACCAGAGTAAGATTGGCGGTTAGATTATATAAAACTGATGAATATACATACAACGGTACTAAGACTGAAGTGGAAAGGATTGAGGTATATGCTCCAGACGGTGTATATAGATTTATTCTAAATGGTGAAGCTATAAGGGGTGATGATATTATGCCGTATAGCACTTATGTAAACACTGAGAGTGAGAGCTATAACTGGGGAAGGATCCCTTTAGTACCTCTTAAGTATCATGAAGGGACGCCGCTTATAAAGAGGGTCAAGTCACTTCAAGACGGAATTAACATAATGCTATCAGACTTTGAAAACAACATGCAAGAAGATGCCAGGAATACTATTCTTGTTATTCGTAATTATGACGGACAGGATCTGGGAGAGTTTAGGCAAAAGCTTGCACTGTACGGAGCAGTCAAGGTGAAAAGCAATGACTCTGAAAAGGGCGGAGTTGATACGCTTGAGGTCAAGGTCAATGTAGATAACTACAAAGCTATTATTGAGATATTCAAGAAAGCTTTGATAGAGAACGGAATGGGGTATGACGCTAAAGATGATAGGATGTCGGGCAATCCTAATCAGATGAATATTCAGAGCATGTACAGTGACATAGATCTGGATGCAAACGATATGGAAACAGAATTGCAAGCGGCATTTGAAGATCTGCTTTGGTTTGTAAAAGCACATATATCTAATATGGGATACGGTGATTTTGAAAATGAAGAAGCAACTATCACATTTAACAGGGATATACTGATCAATGAGACTGAGGCGATAGAGAGTTGTGTTAAGTCAGTCGGCATCTTATCAGACGAGACTATCATAGAGCAGCATCCTTGGGTTGATGATGTTCAAAAGGAGCTTGAGCGCATAAAGAAGCAAAAAGAAGAGCAAGTGCAGGAGCAGTATGGGGCATTTGTGGATTCTAATGCTCAATCTGAAGGCGGTGATGTAAATGCCGAATAGCTCGTATTGGCAAGACAGGTTCACACAAATTGAAGCAGTTGCTCACAATAAAGGTATAAAAGCTTACAGTGAGATAGAAAATATTTACCAAAAGGCACAAAGAGAGCTTGAGAACAAAATAAATACCTGGTATCAAAGATTCGCAATCAATAATGATGTATCTATGGCAGAAGCAAGAAAGATGCTTAATGCAAAGGAGCTAAAGGAGCTTAAGTGGACTGTAGAGGATTATATAAAATACGGTAAAGAAAATGCACTAAACAAGCAATGGATAAAAGAACTTGAGAATGCGTCTGCAAGGTTTCATATATCAAGACTTGAATCTCTAAAGCTTCAGACACAGCAAAGCCTAGAAGTATTATATGGCAATCAGCTGGACATAGTAGACAAAACCATGAGGAATATTTATTCTGAAAGCTTATACAGAACTGCTTTTGAAGTACAAAAAGGCTTTGGTGTAGGGTTTGCGTTCGATAAATTGGATGAGAATAGGCTAAGTAAGGTGATCGGTATGCCTTGGGCTATGGATGGTGTAAACTTTTCGAACAGGATTTGGAAAAATAAAGAAAAACTTATTAATGAGCTGCACAGTACTTTAGTACGGAATATAATAAGCGGTTCAGATCCTGCAAAAGCTATAAAAGAAATAGAAAATAAAATGAATGTATCAAGAAGCGCAGCGGGTCGACTCATAATGACGGAGTCGGCTTATTTTAGTTCAGTAGCTCAAAAGGATATGTTTAATGAACTTGATGTTGAAAAATATCAAATAGTAGCGACCCTTGATAACAGGACATCTGAGATTTGCTCGGAACTTGACGGAAAAGTTTTCGATATGAAAGACTATGAAGCAGGGGTCACCGCCCCGCCTTTTCATCCTAACTGTAGAACAACTATGATACCTTACTTTGATGATTGGGAAGAACTGGGAGTAGATCCTGAGCGGATAGCGAGAGATGAAGAAGGTAATAACTATTATGTACCGGCAGACATGACATATCAGGAGTGGAAGAAAAAATACACTATTAACAATAATAATGATGCGATACCTCAAAGAGAAAAACCTCTCACACAAAAAGATTTAGACGCTGTTGAATATTATGTGAGCGGAGATGGAATGTATATAAATGATTACCTGAGGAATAGAGATGATCCTATTGAAAGAATGGGAAAAATGACTGAATTTGATAATGATTTAGTTCAAAATCTTACTTCAGCAACAAGCAGAAAGCATTCAAATAAGATTCTTTATCGTTCAGTTGATGCAAGTGCTGTATTTGGTGATATTAGTGATGAGGATTGGGATGCCTTAAGAAATACATTGCTGTACAATCTTGATGGTAATGCCCAGCCTATTATCGATGATACATTGGGGAAAGTAATTGCGGACAAAGGCTTCATGAGTACAACAAAAAAATACGGTGTTGCATCTGAGTTTGATGATTTCACAGGAGCAGAACATCCTATTATCATTGAGTTTACAAATGCAGACAAAGTTAAAGGATTTGACCTTGCTGAGCATTTCCCTAAATTAGACAATAGTATGCAACAAGCAGAGGTTCTTTTAAGCAGAGATACTAAATACAAAATAAAATCAATTTCCGGTAAGGATGGGCATATTTATTTAAAAGCAGAGTTTGTGGATAATGTTCCTGACTTGAATACAGTTTCTGAAAGTGGTAAAATAAATGACAGAGTGATGAATGGATTATCTAGTATTTCTCAGATTAAATCAGACAATGATATTAAACAGTTCGCCGAGAAATTGATAGATAATCTAGGCATAGATAGAAGTAATATTCCTGTCAGTATAAAGGCTATACAAAGTCACGGATACTGTCAATTGGGGAATAGAACTACACAAAGCAAGATATATTTTGACGAGTATGTACTAAATTCGAACGATGCACGCTCCACGAAGTATAGAATCAAAACAGCTTTCCATGAATCATTCCATTTATCCGCTAACGGACTTGAGTGGGACGGGCTAGATTCATCTGGTAGCATAGTGAAAGAATGGAGAAGCTTAGAGGAAACATTTACAGAATCATCTGCTCATTACTTAATGAATAAGTATGGATTTTCCGATAAGTTATCCCCGTCTTATGCACAAGAGCTTGTTGAGAATTTACCAAGATTAAAAAAACTCACAAAGTACTCATCCTGTAGTACGATTCAAGATTTTGGAGAAATTGCGTTTAGGGATAGGCAAAATGGAGTTGGGGCAAAGTGGCTACAGCTTCATTCGGATATGAGTAATGTTGTATTGCCGATAGACTATTATTCTCAATACAACTCATATATAACTAATAACGAAGATAACCTGTTTGATATGTTTTTTGAAAATTTAGTAGGTTACAACAAATATAGGTCACAGATGAAAGCTGAATTAAAGTCAGCGATGGGAAAGGATTTTTGGTCGCTTTCAGGTAATGAAAAATTAGTATACAGTAATATTTTGGCATGCGCCATGCAAAAAGTGGGGGTACTATAATGATATATATTCCTAATGATTGGATAAATGATAGAAAAAATGAAGAGGAAATAAGAATGCTTATTTCTGAGAGCCTAGGATGCATTAAGTTTAATGAGAGTTATCAAAATGTAGAAGATAGGCTAAGAGATATTGGAGAGTTAAAGATACTCGAAGAGTTTAAGAAAGGAACATTTGCCATATAAGCAAGCCTTAAATGGAATAAGTTTTAAAGCACCTTAACGGGTGCTTTTTTATTGCCGTCTTTTAGTTTTGCAGACGATAAAGAACAAAGACAGAAAGTGGAATGAACCACGCTAAAAAATGTAAGAAAGGAATTAGAGAACATGAAGAAAGAAGATTTTATAGCACTTGGGATTGATGAGGAATTGGCAATTAAATGCGAAAAGGCGAGTAATGAAGAGCTTAAAGGCTATGTACCTTATGATAGATTTAAAGAAGTCATAGAGGAGAAAAATAAGCTTAAAAATGATATTGCTGATAGAGATAAGCAGTTTGAAACACTAAAAAACTCTACAGGTGATGTTGAAGCAATGAAGGAGCAAATAGCTTCTCTTCAGGCAGATAACAAGGCAAAAGACGAAGCTCACGCAGCGGAGATCAAGCAAATGAAAATTAATAGTGCTTTGGAATCTGCACTGATCGGCTCTAAGGCTAAAAATGTAACAGCGGTCAAGGCGCTTATTAAAGACCTTGACAAGGCAGAACTTCAGGATGACGGAAGTATAAAAGGACTTGAAGAGCAAATAGCGGCTTTAAAGAAGTCTGATAGCTATTTATTCGAGGAAGCTACTGCAGCAAAGCCAAACTTCAAGGGATTTCAACCCGGAGTAGCAAAGAAAGAAACTGCTGCCGGAAAGGTTGATATGTCTAAGATGTCCTATGAGGAGTTGGCAAGTTATATTGAGAACAATCCGGATATCGGATAGTAGAAAGGTAAAGGTAAAAAATAATGGCAAAATTTGATGCAAAGAGTTTTAATGAAAAGGCATTTGGGGCTTATATGTCCGCAATTCCGAATGTGAAACTTAACAAACTTAGAGAATCAAGGGCGGTACTTAGTGATCAAAGACTGGCAGATACTTTCAAGAATCAGTCACAGACAGGTACAGTTTATGCAAGGATACCTTATTTTGGTAGAATAGGTGGAAATGCCCAGAATTATGATGGTCAGACAAATCTTACTCCGGAAAGAACGACAACTTATGAGCAGGGTGTATTCACATATGGAAGAATGATGGGATGGACAGAGGCAGACTTTAGCTATGATGTAACAGGCGGTGTTGACTTCATGGCAAATGTGAGAGATCAGATCATGAGCTACTGGAACGAAGTGGACCAGGATGTTATCTTGTCTATACTTAAAGGTATATTTGCTATGAGCGCTACAGGTACCGGAGCTATAAAAACAGCAAACAAAGCTTTTGTAGACGCTCACACATTTGATATATCCGCTTCTACAGAGAACAAGAAGACTGATGACACTATGCTTGTTGGTGCTACTACTCTTAATAGCGCTATTCAGAAGGCTTGCGGTGACAACAAGCAGAAGTTCAGCCTTGTTGTATGTCATTCTACTGTGGCAACAAACCTTGAGAACCTTAATTTACTCGCATACCTTAAGTATACTGACAGTGAGGGAGTTCAAAGAGATTTAAGTATGGGTACATGGAATGGCAGACTGGTCATCATTGATGATTCTATGCCGGTAGAGATTAAGAATGTAGGTGCCACAGGCGGAGATGTTTCACTTTACACAACTTATATACTTGGAGAGGGCGCTATAGGCTTTGAAGATGTAGGGGCAAAGGTGCCTTATGAGATGGTAAGGGACGCAAAGACAAAGGGAGGAGAGGATACTCTTATCTCAAGAAAAAGAAACGCTGTAAGTGTAGCCGGTATATCCTATCTCAAGGCTAGTCAGGCTACAAACAGCCCTACAAATGCGGAGCTTGAAAACGGTCTTAACTGGTCTTTAATAGACAGTGAAACAGGAGCTATTCCTCACAAGGCAATTCCTATAGCTCGTATAATCTCAAGGGGGTAATATGTTAGACAGGATAAAAGAGAGGTTGCAGTCATTAGGCTATACAGTAAAAGATAGTGATGATATTGCTATAAACTTTGCTATGCAGAAGGTTGAAAATACTATAAAAAACGATTGCAATATCTCCGCTATCCCTGAGGGTCTTATGAATATTGCAATTGATATGGTCGTTGGTGAGTTCCTTATGTCAAAAAAGACATTTGCTCCTAACGACCTTCTAAGTTTAAATCTTGAAGTAGCTATAAAGCAAATACAAGAAGGGGATACAAATATAGCTTTTGCAATAGGAGAAGGAAGTAAGACAGATGAGCAAAGACTTGATAGCTTTATAAATTATCTTTTGACCTATGGTAGAGGTGAATTTAATACCTATAGGAGGTTCAAATGGTAAATAAATGTATGATAGCAGCAAGGAAGGCTATAGAAAGTAGGTATAAAGGACTTTGCACTATACTGGAAAAGAAAAAAGTAAAGGACGAGACTACTAAGGCTACAGCATTAATGGATATGGCAGTCTTAAACAATCAGCCTTGCAGGTTGTCATACAGTAGTTCCGGTGTGGCAAATCAGACTGATACAGTATCAAATATAGAGCAAGCTATTAAGTTATTTATTGCTCCGGAGATTAAAATTGCTCCCGGCTCTAAACTTAGAATAACTCAAAACGGAGTAACTATTGATTATATATCAAGTGGTGTATCCGCTATATATGAAACACACCAAGAGGTATGCTTGGAGCTTGAAAAGGAGAGGGCATAATGGCAACATGGGGTAGTGCTGATTTTGAAGCGATCAGAGCAATGCAGAAAAACATAGAGCGAATACAGCAAGTTGATATGGCTGCATTTTGCACTGAGTGTAGTAAGGAAATTGCAAAAAGACTTCTTGCACTTGTAATACCTAGGACTCCGGTTGGGCAGTATCCTAGCGGAAGTGGCAAGGTTGGAGGAACATTAAGGCGTGGATGGACTGCTGCTGAAAATGTAACTGTAACCAAAGAGGGAGATACTTATACAGTTATTATAAGTAACCCGGTTGAATATGCCCCTTATGTTGAATTTGGGCACAGAACCAGAGGAGGCGGATTCAAAGATCCACAGTTCATGCTTACAATGTCTGAAGAAAAGCTTAGGACTATAATTCCCAAACTGTTGGAAAGAAAAGTAAAGAAGATGCTTCAGGAGGTGCTTGATGCCTAAGATAAATAACAGTCTTGTATTAGATGCAATAAGTATTGCTATTAATAAAGTGTCTCCTGCTTCAAGTATATACATTGATAAAGTTGAGCAAGGGCTAAATAACGGTGATTTCATAGTAAGGTTGATAAATACAGAATATATACAGCACGGTAATGAGGATCTGTATAGAGTAGTTCCTGCTTTTGATGTTATTTACTTTCCGGAAAACGGAAATAAAGACTGTATGAACATGGGAGATAAGCTATCTCATGAGTTGTCGGTAATTGAATTGCCTACAGGTGATTTATTAAGAGCAACAAATAAAGGATATGAAATAGTAGATGAAGTTCTTCATTTTAAGATTTCATACCCTTATAACACAATAAGTTATCGTAATGATTCGGGAATGGATGAGTTGTTAAAGGTGAACCAAGGAGGATAAAGTGGCAAATAAAGTAATCAAAGACATATCCAAGTATTCTAAAGAGACGATTAGTCTATCTGACAGATATGCAGGGTACAAAGATATTATCAACGCAGAACTGGATGATGATAATGAGTACTCTATGGATGAGGTTGATAATATAATCAGTGATTTTTTGAAAAGAGAGGTGAGATAATGGCTTTAGGTGGCGGAATATGGACTAAGCAGGATAAGATATTGCCGGGAGCTTATACGGTATTTTCAAATGTAAAAAAGGCTACTGCTTCACTATCGGACAGGGGTGTTGTAGCACTTCCTATCGTTCTTAATTGGGGAGAAGTAGGGAAAGTACAGACAGTAAGCAGGGAAGATTTTCAGGCTAAGTCAAGAGAGTTATTCGGATATAAGCAGGGTGCAGATGAACTTATAAATTTAAGAGAAGTATTTTTACACGCAACAAAAGTGCACATATACAGACTTGTGGCAGCAGATGCGGTTCAGGCAAGCAATGATATTGCAAAAGCTAAATATCCAGGAACAAGAGGAAATGATTTGAAACTCGTTATATCTGCTAGTGTAGATGTACCGGGTTCTTTTAATGTATACACATATCTTGATAATACACAGGTAGATGTACAAACTGTAGCAGGTGCAGCAAATCTCAAAGACAATACCTATGTATCTTTCAAGAGCACAGCTACATTATCAGTTACAGCAGGAATACCACTGACAGGAGGAACTAATGGAAGTGCAATTACAGGAGAGTTGTATCAAAAGGCATTAGAAGCTTTTGAGTCTTTTTCCTTCAATGTTTTGTGTTGTCCAAGTGCAGATAATGTCATAACCAAACTGTTTATAGCATATACAAAGAGGTTGAGAGATGAGGTGGGTGCTAAGTTCCAAACCGTTATATATGCTGTTGATAGCGACCATGAAGGGGTTATATCTGTTAAGAATGATGTAGTAGGGGCAGATAAGCAATCACTTGTATATTGGGTTGCAGGAGCTGAAGCAGGATGTGAGGTAAACAAGAGTCTTACCAATACCGGATATGACGGAGAGTATGAAATAAATGTCGATTATAAGCAATCAGAGCTTGAAGCAGCGATAAAGAAAGGCAAGTTTACATTACATAATGTAAATGGAGAGGTAAGGGTACTTGAGGATATAAATTCTTTAGTGACACTTGTAGATGACAAAGGGGAATTGTTCCAATCCAACCAGACTATCAGGGTCATGGATCAGATAGCTAATGATATAACTGCATTGTTTACCACGAGGTATTTGGGTACGGTGGCAAATGATCCCGCAGGAAGAATAAGTCTGTGGAATGATATTTGCAAGATACATCAAGAACTGGAAAAGCTTAGAGCTATAGAGAATTTTGATACTAAATCGGTTGAAGTGGTTCAGGGCGATGATAAGAAGTCAGTTCTTTGTACCATAAACGGAGTAAATATAATAAGTGCTATGACTAAACTCTACATGAATGTAATCATAGCGTAGTAAGGAGGATATATGGATAATTCAATAATGAATGCTATGGATGCCATAGCAGGCTCACAGGCATCTGCATATATAACGCTTGCAGACGGTAACAGATATAAGTTTATGCAGCTTTATTCTTTTGAGTCAAATATGGAAATAAATCTTGTTGAAGTTCCAATTCTTGGAAAAACAGGCAAAGGGAATAAGCCGAGTGGTTGGACCGGAGAGTGGAAAGGAACTGCACATTATAATCAGTCAATACTTAGGCAGATGTGGCTTGAGTACAAAAATACAGGAAGACTTCCAAGTTTTGATATACAGATAACTAATGAAGATCCTACATCTGCTATAGGAAGACAAACTATAGTACTTAAAGGTTGTTTGTCAAAAGGAGGTATACTTGCTAAATTTGATGCCGATTCGGAAACACTTGATGAGGATATAGAGGGTACATTCGATGATTGGGAAATGCCAGAAAGCTTTACAATGCTTAAAGGTATGCAATAGGAGGTAATTTATGGAAAGAAGTTTAAGTGCATTTTTAGCACAAAATGTGAAGAAGATTGAAAATACTTTTTATCCGGCATCAAACAGAATAGTAGATGCGAAAGGAAAGCCGGTTGATTGGGAGATCTGTTGTATAACAGCTACAGAAAATGCAAGAATCAGAAGGAGTTGTTTTAGCACTGTACCGGTTTCAGGTAAAAGGGGGCAATACACTCAAGAGTTTGATGCCAATCTCTACTTGGCAAAGATATGCGTAAGAACAACAGTGTTTCCTAACCTTAATGATAAGGAACTACAGGATAGTTATGGAGTTATGAGTGCGGAGGATCTTATAACCACAATGCTTACTCCGGGAGAATTTGAAGATTATTCTACTAAGGTTATGGAGACTAACGGTTTTACTGACGAGAAGAACTTGGTTAAAGAAGCAAAAAACTAATAGATGGCGGTGATCCTGAAGCCAATTATGCATATTACTGTTTGCATAAGTTCCACTGGAAACCTACTGATTTTTTGGGAATGACAGAGGAAGAGCAGGCTTTTGTGATTGCTGCCATTGACATTAAAGCAGAAAATGACAAGAAGCAAGCTAAAGAAGCAAAGAGAAAATCAAAAAGATAAGGAGGGTTGAATAAATGGCTACAATTCAGTCTCAATTAGAGCTTACCGATGGGATGTCAAGTGTAATAAGACGTATTAATTCAGCTCTACTTGTTTGTATAGACAGCTTTGAACAAATGCAGTCTGAATCCAACAATCAAATAGATACATCTGCTTTGTCAGATGCAAGGTCGAGACTTATACAGCTTAATGGAGAACTTGATAATGCTATTATAAGGGAAGATAGAGTAAGACAGGAAAGCGAGCAAACCGATAACTCGCTTCAGGATCTGACAGGAACTTTTATGGGTTTAGCTGCAGCTGCTGCAGGTGCTTT